CAGGCGAGCAGCGAGGAGTCATAGGAGTTTCGGACGGGGGCCGAAACTCCTGCACACCCGAGAGCCGTCAGGCGAGCAGCGAGGAGTCATAGGAGTTTCGGACGGGGGCCGAAACTCCTGCACATCAGGGCAGCTTAAATTACATAAGCGGGCCCTGCGCACCTTTGTGCGGTAGTCGAACAGCAGCGGCGTTTGCTGCTGCGGCAATGCGGGGTCGGTCACGTCCAGCGGGAACAGCTCCAGGTGCACGTTCTGGTGCGCGAACTGCTCGGCCAGGTACCGGCGCCACTGCGGTGGCAGCACATTTTCTGGGCAGCACGCGGGCAGCTTGCGCGGCCGCTCGTGCAGGCACAGGTCGTATTTGAGCAGCCAGCGGCATTTCTCTGCGTCACCGCCCTGCGCGACGCAGAACTGGTGTAGCAGCTCATAATAGGCGTACTTGCCGATTGCGCCGGTGGGCATCGTTTCCCCCAACGCGAGCAGCCCCTCGAACGGCGAGCGGCAGAATTGCAGGGTATAGCGCAGGCTATGGGTGAACCGGCCGCTGTTATAATACCGCTCGGTCATCTCCTCCACCCGCTTAATGCGGGCAAGCTCCCCGTAGGTAAGCTGCGGCGTCTGCAAAATTTCATACGGCGGCGCATCGCTGTGCAGCAGCCCCAGCGCCTCCCGCTGCGCCCACAGCCGCGAGCCGCGCAGCAGCTTGAGAAAGCCCAGCTGCAGCTGCTCGGGTTGCAGCGCGAATACCTCGTTATACGACTGCATGAACTGCGCAAACCCCTCGCCAGGCAGCCCTGCAATCAGGTCCAGGTGTTGGTGAATATTCCCCATCGCGCGAATCTGCCCCACCGCCCATTTTAATTTTGCAAAATTGGTGGGCCGCGCCGCCAGCCGCAGCGCCTCTTTACAGGTGCTCTGCACCCCGATTTCAAATTGGAAAAGACCGGCTCGCGCGGTGCGCAGTAAATCCAGCTGCTCCTGGGTGAACAGGTCCCCGCCCAGCTCCATCTGAAAGGAGGTGACGCCGTTGTCATGCTCGATGAGGTACTGCCAGATGGCCAGCGCGCGCCCCTCCAGCTGGTTAAACGTGCGGTCCACAAATTTTACCTGCATGACCCGCGCGTCCAAAAAGCGCTGCAAATCGGCGAATACGTGCGGCAGCGGCAATGGGCGCACCTCGCGGTCGGCCGAGGACAGGCAATAGGCACATCCATAAAAGCAGCCGCGGGTGCTCTCATAATAAAGCACCCGATTTTGCAGCTTGTCCAAATCGGGGTAAGCAAACGGCTGCTCGCGCAATATAACATTGCGTTTGGGGTGGTAGACGCCGCGCGGATGCTGCTGCGTTTGCAGCAGCTGCGGGAGCAGCTCCTCCCCCTCGCCGCAGAGGATTGCATCCGCCCAGGGCATCCTTGCAAGCAACGCTTCTGCCTCAAAGCTGACCTCCGGCCCGCCCAGCAGGATATCCGCCTGTGGGAACAGCTTGCGAAAATCGGCGCCTAGGCGCTGCACCAGCTGGATGTTCCAGATATAACAGGAGAACAGCAGCATGTCCGGCGCGGCTGCGGCGAGGGAGGACAATAGCTCCTGCACAGGCTGGTTGATGGTGTACTCTGCGAACGCGGCGGGGATGCCGGACGCGGACAGCGCGTTGCAGAGCTTGCGCACCGCCAGGCTGGTGTGGCTATATTTGGCGTTGAGGGCCACCAGCAGAATCTTACGCATGGTTGCGCTCCTCGGGCGGGCGCATACTCAGCGAGATGCGCCGTTTTGGGACATCCACCGACAGCACCCAGACGGTCACGATATCCCCCACCTGCAATAGCTCGCTGGGATGCCGGATATAGCGGCTACTGATCTGCGAGATGTGTACCAGTCCGTCCTGGTGTACGCCGATGTCCACGAATGCGCCAAAGTCGATGACGTTGCGCACGGTGCCTTGCAGCTCCATGTCGGTCTTCAGGTCCTTGAGCTCGAGAATGTCGCTGCGCAGCATCGGCGGGGGCAGCTCGTCACGCAGGTCGCGCCCTGGCTTTTGCAGCTCGCGGACAATGTCCCACAGGGTGGGCAGCCCCACCCCGCACGCCTGTGCAACCTGTCCGCTGCCCTGCGCCTGGATCTGCTGTGGCAGCTGCTCCAGGCGGTTTTGGGCGACATCCTGTAGCGTGTAGCCGAACTGTGCCAGCAGCGCCTTGGCCGCGGGGTAGGATTCCGGATGCACGCCGGTGTTGTCCAGCAGGTTTTCCGCCCGCGGGATGCGCAGGAAGCCCGCGCACTGCTCGAACGCCTTCGGGCCGAGCTTCGGGACCTTTTTGAGCTGGGCGCGGCTGGTGAATGCGCCGTTTTCCTCGCGGTAGCGCACGATGTTTTTCGCGACCGTCGCCGAAAGGCCGGCCACATACCCCAGCAGCGGCGCGGAGGCGGTGTTCAGGTCCACCCCGACGTGGTTGACGCAGGATTCCACCACGCCGGTTAGCGTCTCGTCCAGCTGTTTTTGGGGCATGTCGTGCTGGTACTGGCCGACCCCCACCGACTTCGGTTCGATTTTGACCAGCTCGGCCAGCGGGTCCTGGAGGCGGCGGGCGATCGAAACCGCACTGCGCAGCGAGACGTCAAATTCTGGGAATTCCGCCGCCCCCAATTTGGAGGCGGAGTAGACCGATGCGCCCGCCTCGTTGACCATCATGTAGGACAGTCCGCAATCCAGCTCGCGGATGAGCTCGGCGGCGAAAATTTCGCTCTCCTTTGAGGCGGTGCCGTTGCCGATCGCGAGCACCTGCACCTTATGCTTGCGGATGAGCGCGGTCAACCTCGCCTTTGCCTGCGCCACCTTGCTCTGCGGCGGCGTGGGGTAGACGACGGCGGTGTCCAGCAGCTTGCCGGTCGGGTCCACCACCGCAATTTTGCAGCCGGTGCGGTAGGCGGGGTCGATGGCCAGCACCGTCTTGCCCTTGATTGGCGGCTGCATCAGCAGCGCCTTGAGATTCACCCCAAAGTTCTTGATGGCCTGCTCGTTGGCCATCTCGGTTAAGGTGGTGCGCATCTCCCGTTCCATCGACGGGTGGATCAGCCGCTTGTAAGCGTCGGCGACCGCCTGCTGCACCGCGGGGGTGGTGATGCTGCCCTTTTTCACGAACAGGCCGTTTAGCAGGCCGGTCGCATAGCCAGCGTCCACCTCGATCGAGACCTTCAAAAAGTCCTCCTTCTCGCCGCGGTTGATCGCCAAAATCCGGTGGCTGGGCATCTTTGACACCGGCTCGGTGTAGTCGTAGAAGGGGCTGTAGACGCTCTGTGCCTGCTTGAGCGCGGCGCTCCTGAGCAGCGCGTTTTTGTGGTAGTATTCCCGCAGCAGCAGCCGGCCCTGGGCGTCGTCGGAGATCTGCTCGGCCAGGATGTCACAGGCGCCGGCCAGTGCGTCCTCGACTGTGGCAATCTCTTTTTCTGCATTCACATACGGCTCGGCCAGCGCCTCAAGGCTGCCGCTTTTTTGCTCCTGCGCCAGAAGCAGCTGGGCGAGCGGCTCCAGGCCGCGCTCGCGCGCAATCAAGGCGCGGGTACGGCGCTTCTGCTTATACGGGCGGTAGATGTCCTCCAACCGCGCGAGCGTCTGTGCGGCGTCGATTTCGGCCGCCAGCTCCGGTGTGAGCTTGTCCTGCTCGGTGATCGAGGCGGTGATCTCCTCCTTGCGCTTTTGCAGCCCGCGCAGATACTCCAGCCGCTCGGACAGCGCGCGCAGCACCTGGTCATTACAGCTGCCGGTCTGCTCCTTGCGGTAGCGGGCGATAAACGGGATGGTGTTTCCCTCGTCAATCAGCCGGAGGATGTTCTCCACCAGCTGCGGTGCAATCTGAAATTCATTGGAAAGGATACCGATAAAATCCATGTTGTTTCCCTCATTCTCTAAAAGGTCGTGAAAGCTGCTGTGTTTCAGGGGTGTTTGCGCGGCGCTTTTCTAGGCGGCGCCCCGGAGAGCTGCGGACGGAAAAAAGCCCTCTGCAAGCGGGGCTTGTAAAGGGCAAGGGCTTCGGGCTGCTTGCGGCGAAAACCGTTCTTGCGCCAGAAGGGGGAGCGCCTGCCGGCGGCAGGGGATGCCACGCCGCTGGGAGAGACGGCTGGCGATCAAACTGTGCGCGCCTGCCGGCGGCAGAGGGGATGCCACGCCGCGGGGACGGCTGGCCGGCGCCTGGCGATCAAACCGCGCTCGCCTGCTGGCGGCAGGAAGGGACGCTCTTTTGGCTCGCCTTTTTCAGCCGCGCGATGTCCAAGCTGTTCTTTGCGGTGATCTCTTGCAGCATGTCCACGTCCTCCCGTAGCTCCTGGATCTGCCCGTACACAGGCTCCAACGCCTGCTCGAAAACCTCACCGATCGCAACATTGTTTTTGACAATCGCTTCCTTGATCTCCTCTTTGGTCTGCTGCATCTCCTTATGTACATCCTCACGCAGCTGCTGCATCTCTGCACGCAGCTCGGTGCGTACCTGCTGGATTTCCTCATGCAGATCGGTGCGCACCTGCTGGATTTCCGCGCGCAGCTCGGTGCGTACCTCTTGGATTTCCGCGCGCAGCTCGGTGCGTACCTCTTGGATTTCCTCATGCAGATCGGTGCGCACCTGCTGGATTTCCTCATGCAGCTCGGTGCGCACCTGTTGGATTTCCTCATGCAGATCGGTGCGCACCTGCTGGATTTCCTCATGCAGATCGGTGCGCACCTGCTGGATTTCTGCGCGCAGCTGCTGACCTTGCTGCTGCATCTCCGCGCGCAGCTGCTGACCTTGCTGCTGCATCTCCTGGCGCAGCCCGCCGATCTGTTGCTCCATAATTTGTGCGATCTGGGATAACAGTTCCTTTTGTTCCATACTGGCACTCCTTTTCTGTTTGGTAGAGGGTTATTCTGCGATCCAATCCGGCTTTAGGATACCGACCACCTTGCCGTTACAGCGGATGGAATCATTCATAGGAATTGGCTCATAAAGCGGATTTAGGGAGAGCAGCGACGTCTCCCCGCGCTTTTTGACATAGCCGCTGCCGTTGATGGTGAAGATGCCAATTTCACCGATCCGCACCGGTTCGTCGGCGATGAGCAGGATATCACGGTCGTAATAAAGCGGCTCCATGCTGTCCCCCGACACCGGCAGGCAGAACAGTGCGCGGCTGGTCAGCGCGTTTTCCTGCACGGAAATCGAGCGGAAGCTTTCGGGCCCCAGGTAGGTGCCGGTGCCTGCGCTGGCCGATTGTTCGGAAAAATTCAGCTCGATGAGCACCCCTGTGGCGCCCGCCTCCTCCTGTGTGCCGATGCAGCGGCCGTACTCCCGATCCAGCAGAAGGTCAACCGTGCCCTTGCCGTATTCGTCCAGCGCGCGGTATTTTTCAATGTGCGCCTGCTCGCGTTTGGAGATTTCAGCTTTTATCAAATCCGCCTTGTAAACAATCTGTCCGTTGGCAAGCGCGTCGGTGTCAATCTGCAAAGCTTTACAAAGCCGGATGATGTTCGAGATGTTTGCCTTTTCCACCCCGCGCTTGAGGATGCTATCTAATGTAGAATAGGGCATATCCGCGATGTTCGCAAATTCTTTGACGCTTTTGTATTTTTCCAGAATCAGCGCTTTTAAAGCTTGCTCAATCATATACGGTTCACCTCCTCGCGGCTCCAAACAGCTTTGCTGCTTGTTCTGTTCTTATCATACCGCAAATGCTAAGAAAAAGCAAGAGGAAAATACGAATTTTCAAATTTTTTATCAAAAGCCTCTTGACGAAATACGAAAATTAGTGTATTATAGAGTTAGGATATGAAATTTCGGATTGGAGGTGATTGGATGTATCGCAATTTGGAGGCGGAAATCAAAAGAAGGGGGCTTTCACGGCTGGCGCTGGCGGAGCAGATGGGCTGCAACCCGTCCACAATCTCCTTTAAGCTGACCGGCAAGCGGCCGTTTACCCTGCCCGAGGCCAAAAGGCTCAAGGCGATCTTGCAGGTGCAGCTCCCGTTGGAGGTGCTCTTTGCGGTCGATGCGCAGCAGACGCATCTGCGCTGCGGCAAAAACAGTGGGAAGGTGAGCTGACATATGGAGGTGGTAGAGGATTGGCACGTCCGCTGAAAAGCGGGATCGACTACTTTGCACTTGATGTGGTGCTGGACACAAAGTTTGAACTGATTGAAGCGGAATTTGGGCTGAATGGATTTGGTGTGGTCGTTAAGCTCTACCAGAAGGTGTACGAGCATGGTTACTACATTGAATGGACAAATGAGGTTGCGCTCCTGTTCGCCAAAAGGATTGGACTGGGTGGGGACGCCGTTTCTGAAATTATCAAGGCTTCGATCAAACGGGGTATCTTTGACAAAGATCTGTATGAAAAGTATCGGATTCTCACCTCGCGTGGGATACAAAAACGCTACTTCGAGGCGATCAGCCGCCGCAAGCAGGTCGAGGTCGATTCCAGATACCTTCTGGTGGACGCTGCGTCTATCTGCGAAAATACACGCATCAACCTTGTAAATGTAGCCGGTAATCCCCAAAAGGACTGCGAAAATGCGCAAAGTAAAGAAAAGCAAACCAAAGTAAAGCAAAGTAAAGCACAGGGCGCCTTGCGCCATGGCGCGCCCACACTGGAAGAAATTATACAGTACTGTAAAAAGCGCGAGAACAGGCTGGACCCACAGCGCTTTTTTGACTACTACCAAGCGCGAGGGTGGGTGCTCAGCAACGGCTGTCAGGCGAAGGATTGGAAAGCGTTGGTGCGCAGCTGGGAGCACCGGCAGCAACAGCAGACCCTCTGCCAGCCGCAGCAGCAGAAGCTGCCGCAGGGCCCGCCCGCGGACAGCAGCTCCTTGGATCTGGACAAGCTGCGGGAAATTTTGCACCGCGGCGGGGCGTGAGGATGCGGACAAGGCGGATTCGGTCGGCGGGGTGCGAGACCGCGTGGACGGAGCGTGGGACAATGCGCGGGCAGGCCTGCCGGCCGTTGGGAAAGTGAGGGAAAAGACATGATACAGATGACAAAAGAACAATTGGACGCTGCGCAGCCGCAGCAGCTTTTGGAGCTGGTGCGCCCGATTTTACAGCATCGGTTGCAGCTGTATGCAAGATACCGGCGTAAGCAGCATCCCAATGAGATGATGGGCGCCGCGTGCGGCAGCAACGAGGCGGTTGCTGCGTTTGAATATTACATAGTAACCATGATGCAGGGGTATTTGGGCGCGAAGGCGCCGGTGTACAGCGTGCGCCAGGGCGAGCATCCCGAGGGGTATGCGCAACAGTATGAGGCGGTCATCGAGTACATCCGCCGCTATAACGACGATGCAGCGGCCTTTTTGGAGCTGGTGCATGACTACCTGATCACGGGGGCGGCACATCTTGCGCTGTTCGTGGACGAGCAGGACGAAATCCGCTATGTGCGCCTGGACAGCAGGCAGACGGTCGCCATCTTCGATTACGCGCTGTTGCCCAATCAAATTGGCGCGGTCCGGACCTGGGAGCAGGGCGAGCTTGCGTTTTTGGAGGTGCTCACCGCCGAGGAGAAGCGCATCTACCAGGGGGACGCGCAGGGCTTTTCGCTGCAAGTCCAGCAGCCGCTTGATTGGGGGCGGGTGCCGTGCGTTTCGTTCGAGCAACCGGACGGACTCGCGGTGTTTGAGCCGGCGCTTTCCCAAATCGACACCTATGAGCGATTGGTTGGCAGCCTGAGAGACCGCACCTTATATAATGACAACCCAAAGCTGCTAATCCGCGGCTACGGCGCGAGCCACCCGCTGGGGTCGCCGGAACGCCAGCAGGAGGACGAGCGCTGGGATGCGGCGCGCACGGTCTTTTTGGGGGAGGGCGGCCAGGTGGATTGGCTGCTCAAAAAGGTGGACTATCCAGGCGCGCTTTCGGTCGAGACGGCGCTCGCGCAGACGATTGCGATGCTCACCGGCGTGCCGGACCGCACAGACCCTGTGGGCGCGCTGGAGCAGTACAGTGCAGCCGCCAGGTGCGTCTTCCGCAAGGGCTACCTCAAGCTGTGGGGGATGATTACCGAGCGCTTAAATACACATGGGGCGAAGTTTGACCTGCGGGACCTGGAAATTCTCATGCAGTGCAATCCGCCCGCAGCCTGATCGAAAGGGGGAGCAGACGGGACTTGTGTGAGGGGGCACGCGACGATGGAATGCGGGGATACAGGCGGACTTTGCGCGGTGGGAGAGGCGGCGGTGGGTGGGGCGCTGCGAAATCAAGGAAAGGAGAGGGTTGCAGGTGGTCCAGGCGCTTGCAAAGCAACAACAGAGGGGGCTTATTGCATACCGGTGCGATGGCATCTACCGCGGGCGGACCTGTGAAAGGCTGCTCTGCCGCGCGCAGCAGGGCATCGAGCTGGAAATCCGTTGCGGCCGGTGCAAAAAGCTGAACATTTTTCGGCCAGGCGGCACACAGGATGCCGCAGGCGCGGGATGGAGGGGATCGCTTGAATAAATCAGCCCAGCTTGAGCGCATCAGGCAGCAGCTTCTGCCCGAACAGGCGGAGTATGAGCAGCTTTCGGGGCTGTTCGATGACTGGTATGAGATCGCGTGTGCGCAGGCCAACCGGCCGGCCGGAGAGCAGGACCCTGCGCTGCTGGCGCTGGTGCGGCAGATGGTGGTCGCCGCTTACCGGCGGCGCGGAAACGAGGGGATGACCGCCAACAGCGTGGGCGGGCAGAGCGAACGGTATGAGCCGTTGGAGCACAAGCTGTTTCGTTCGATTGTGCGCGCGGGGCTGCGGAGGTTCGCACCATGAGGAGTAACAGCATGGCACAGGTGTGGGTTTGCTCGCCGATGCCGGTGCACCGGCTGGGTGAGATCGAAAACCTGTATGTTCACCCGCATTGCGTTTGGATGAACATACAGCAGGATTACAGCGAGCAGGAGGCGGCTGTTTATGGGCAGCAGCTATATAGGCTGCTCAAGCTGCGCAGCCTGCATATTCCACCCGTTTGGCAGGGGGATCACCTCTATTTTGCGAAACCGGCGGTGCAGCGGACGGTGGAACTGGATGGGCGCATCTATGAGGACTGCGGCCAGGGGGATTACGAGGTGTGCAGCGTGACCCCTGCGGCGGTGGGGGTGGAGCTGGCGAGAAATCACACGGTCATTCTGGCAAGGAGCGTGACAAAACAAACGCCGGTGATGCCGCCGCCGGTGCAGTGGGAGGTGTAAATATCGAGTATCAGAGCTTAAAGATGGAGGTGATCACCCAGGCGGTCACCGGCAAGCTGGCGGAGCTTGCCGCGCTGGGGCAGACGGGGGTGCGGCTGGAAAATCCGGATGCGCGCACCAGCTACCCCTGCTGTGTGGTGCACCCGCCGCAGGCAAAACCGCTGTACGGCGCCGCGATGTGGGAGCTGTCGATTTCTGTCGAATTGTGGGCGGCAAGGCCCTATGAGGCGCTGCGGCTGTTGGACGAGGTGCAAAGCAAACTGCAAGCGCTCAACCTTGTGCTGAGCAGCAATACCCCGCTTGTGCGGGATGAGGTGAGCGGTCTATGGCGGCTCGGCGGGCAGTTTGAGGTGCGCTGGAACGCGATAACCAACTATTTTCAGAAAAGCAGATAGGAGTGTAAAAGAATGGCAAAAAGTGATCTTTCTTTGGGGGCACCAGCCTGTGACATCGGCACAGAGCTGTATTACGCGCAGACCGAGGATAGCGGGCTCAAACAGATTTTCGGTGCACAGGGGGTGCCGGTGATCTCGGCGCCGAAGGAGAATGTGACCTGGCGCACCCTCGAGAGCGATGAGGAGTACGCGACAAAGGGGCGCCGGCCGGTCGAAACGATCGAGTTCACGGTGATCTCCCAGCGCAAGCAGCACGACGCGCTCAAGGCGCTGGCAGACGCGGACAAGCTGCTGTGGTGGTATGTGAAGCTGCCGGAGAGCTACACCGACGAGGATTCCACCGCGCCGAAGGTGATCAAGTGGCGCGGGTCGCTGGACATCACCTTCGCGGAGATCGCGCTGGACGGCATGATTCAGGATACTCTTACAATCGGCAAGGCGACCAATCCAGTGGAGCTGGACGGGCTGCCAGGCAACGCTTAAAGGAGGTGCTTTGGGATGGTACTGGTTGAGAAGGACAGGGAGCTTTCGCTCTGCTACACAATTGGCGCGTTCATGAAATGCAAGCGCGCGCTGGGGACCGAGAATCTGCGCAAGGAGCTGCTGGTTGCGGCAAACCGCGAGAACTACGACGTGCTTGTAACCGCCCTGAAAAGCTTTTCGGGCGGGGCGCTGGAAAAGGAGAGCGACGCTTATGCGGCAATCGACCGCTATATGCGCGAGCACGACTGTTCGGCCCATGAGATGTTTTTGGAGTTTATCTGCGAGCTGGATGAAGCGGGTTTTTTCAGGGACAGAAAATCGCGGGAGGAGCTACAGCAGATGGCGGCCTCGCCCGAGCTGGAGATCGACACCGACGAGCTGCTCTCGCTGGCGATGAGGTCGGTCAAGGAGAAGATGACCGAGGGGATGCTACAGGAGCTGATCGATTCTGCGACTGGTGCGAGCTCATCGAGCGAATCCGCCCCCTCGCCTACCAGTGCGGGCTGAAGCCGCTGGAGTTCGAGGCGCTGTGGGTCGAACAGGCACTCGGGTACCTGGATGCGTTGCAGCAAAAGCAACAGCAGCAGCTCAAACGTGCGGCGGTGCTGCTGCAAGGCGCGGTGCTGCAAGCAGCATCGGCCGCCGCCTGCCTCATGAACAAGCGGGAGCGGTTTAAAACGCTCGATCAAATCTATCCGGAGCTGTTCGCAGCGCAGAAAGGCCGCAAGGTGGATACCTCGCGCATGACCCAGCAGCAGGTCGCAAAATTGCAGGTGGAAACCTGGCGGGTATTTTTGGGGAAATAAAAGCTCCCCTTGCTTTTGTTGAGGTGGTGTTCAAGATGGCTGTAACGGCCGAAGAATTAGAGATACGCGTAAAAACGAATGCAAAGGAGGCGCTGGCGGGGCTCACGCAGCTCAGGGGGCGGCTGGAGCAGCTCAAGGGGCAGATGCAGCTGGGAAACCAGCTGCAAGCCTCCTTAAAGCTGGCGCACAAGCAGATTCATAAGACGATGGCGGTGGTCGCCAAGGAGCAGGAGAAATTGCAGGCAAAGGTCCAGGCCGTCCAGCACAAATCGCAGGCACAGGTGCAAACGGCGCTACAGAGGGAGCAAACCAAACGGGTGCAGGCGAAGCGGCTGGTGGAGAAGCAGACCAAGGCGGAGTATGCCCGTGCGGGCGCCGCGCAGCAGAGTGCAAAGCGCATGATCCAGGCGCAGAAGGCGGCGAAGGGGGCGGACTCAAAGTCGGGGGCAGCGCCAAAGGGTGCGACTCCGAAGTCGGCGCTCCCAAAGGGGGCAGCTCCAAAGGCAGCAGTCCCAAACGGTGCGGCTCTAAAGGCGGCAGTCCCAGACGGAGCGCTTCCAAAAGATGCGACTCCAAAGTCGGCGCTCCCCGCGGCGGGCGCAGGGCAGTCGAAACAGTGGTCGCTGGCGCAGGCGGCGGCCGCGCAGTACAGCGCGCTGCTGGACCAGCTGAAAGGAAAGCTCGGTCAGGTGGGGCTGTCGGGCGGGCAGCTGGCGCAGAGGATGGGCGCGCCGCTAGAACAGGCGGGCGGCGAGGCCCAGCGCTTCATGAGCAGCCTTCAGATGGCGGTTGTGGTGCTCGAGAACTGCGGCAGTCAGGCGCAGCGCAGCGCACAGAAGGTGCAAAGCGTCTTTGCAAAGCTGGGTGCTTCGATCAAAAATCTGCTGGCACAGGCGGCGGCTGGCGCGGCCAGTGCGCTGACCAGCGGGCTGCTTTACGCCGCGCAGGAGGGGTTGGGCCATCTGGCGCAGGCCAGCGAGCAGGCGAATGCGACCCTTTCCAGGCTGGTGACAGGGCTGCTGTATGTGAAAAACAGCATTGCAGCGGCGTTTCTGCCCGCCTTGCAGGTGATAGAGCCGGTGCTCAGCGCGGTGATGAACAGGGTCGCACAATGTTTTAATGTGATCGCGATGTTTACCGCGCGGCTGTTTGGGAATGCGTCCACCGTTACGGTGGCGAAAAAGGCGCAGGTGGGCTATGCGCAGTCGATCGGGGCGACGGCGGCGGCAGAGCAGCAGCACGCCCAGGCGGTGGAGGAAACCAACGAGGCGCTAAAGGGCCAGCTTGCGGCGATGGACGAGCTGAATGTGATCGGCCCGCAAAACGACCAGCAGCAGCCTTCAAAACAGGATGCCGCTGCCCCTGGTGCGGCGGGCGGACCCGCCTTCGGGGAGATGTTCCAGCAGGTCCCGATTCCGCAGAACATCCTTCAGTTTGTGGAGAAGCTCAAGCAGGCGTTTGAGGGGCTTAAGAGCAACCTCAAGGGGCTGTGGGAGACATACTTCGCACAGCCGTTCGCCGACGCCTGGGCAAAGCTACTGCCGCAGCTCGCGGCGCTGAAAGAGACATTTGCAGGGATTTTTTCGGACCTCGCGGCCTTGGCGGCGCCGCTGACCGAGTGGTTTTACAGCGACGCAATCCCCATGCTACAGCAGCTGATCACCTCTGCGGGCGGCGTGCTGGCGGGGCTGCTGGAGAGTGTGAACCTGGTGCTTTCGGGGTTCTGGGAGGCGCTATACCCAGCAATTCAGGCGTTTATCGAGTATGCGCTGCCGGTGATCACAGAGTTTATCACCCAGGTGATCCTGACCTTTGAGAGCTGGTTTACCCAGGCAAAACTGATTTTTGATACGCTGTGGCTCGAGGTGATCCAGCCGCTTCTGTTGCTGGGCTCCGAGCAGTTCCAGACGATGCTGGAGACCCTCAAAACCCTGTGGGATGAGTGGGGAGAACCCACCTTTGAGCAGCTGCGGCTAACCTTCACCCAGCTGGGCGAGACCTTCCAGCAGATTTGGGAGACGACCCTCTCCCCTGTTTTTGAGCACCTGATCGAGACGCTCGGGGCGCTGTGGCAGGAGCATCTTGCGCCCCTGATGGAGAAGCTGGGGGAATTTGCCTTCGCGTTTGTCAACGCGGCGCTACAGGTCTACAACGGGTTTATCCTGCCGGTCGTCCAATGGTGCGCCCAAACGTTCGGTCCCGCGATTGCGACGGGTATCAACGATCTGATCAAGCTGATCGGGGATCTCGTGGCGGGGATAGCAGATTTCTGTACGCAGATGATCGACAGCTGGAAAGGGCTTTTGGAGTTCATCACCGGCGTGTTTACCGGCGATTGGGCAAGGGCGTGGGATGGAATCAAGCAGTACTTCACGGGGGTCTGGGGGATGATCCAAACCTTGGCGAGCAGCGCGCTGCGCTACATTTCCAATCGGATTGCAGGCGTTGTGAATCGGGTGAAGGAGGCGATTCAGACGGTGAAACGGTTCTTCTCGCTGGGCGGGGAGGACGAGGACGACGCCCAGATCGGACCGCAGCCGCATGGTGGTGAATATATGCCTGCACTGCCGCCGGTGAGCCGCGCGCTGGGGATGCTGGGCGACCGGTTTGTATTCCCAGCTGTGCCGGAGCTTGCGAGCGGCGGGGTCATCCGCCACAGGACGCTGGCGATGCTGGGCGAGTATGGGGATGCGGCAACCAATCCGGAGATTGCGGCGCCGCAGAATCTTTTGCAGGAAACCTTTGTGCAGTCGATGCTGCCGCTGGCGCGCGCGTTCCACCAGGATATACAGGCGCTCGGTCAGCTGCTGTCGCGGGCAATCCAGGAGAACGGCGTGCAGCTGAGTGCGGACGCGTCGGGCATCTTTGAGCTGGTGCGCCGCGAGGCCGACAGCTGGCAGCGGATGACCAACACGCCAGCGTTTGCCTATTAGCTCGTGGCCTGAGTGTCGATGAATTCAGATGAAAATCGACTGACTCAGACGGGTGGCAAGCCACACCCAGAGCGCCCAGAGCGCCAGTGGAGCTCTTTTTGTTTAGGAGGTTATGATTTTGCAATTGGTTGCAGCGTCTCAAATTTATAAAATTGACGGTTGGGAGCCGCCTGCGCCGAGCTCGGCCTCGGTGAGCATGGAGGATTTGGAGGCGGACGCTTATCGGGATGCGTCGGGTGTGCTGCATCGGGAGCGGGCGCGCCAGGGGCTGCGCAAGGTCAGCTTTGGCTACGATGCGCTCAGCCAGCAGCAGCTCAGCGAGCTGCTCTCCCATCTGAGCGGCGCCTTTTTTGAGCTGACCTACCAGGACCCCGAGTTCGGGGTGCACACCATCGAATGCTATTGCAGCAGCAAGAGTGCCGAGCTGTACAGCGCGTTTTTGTATGACGGTGTATGGCAGAGCATCCAGTTTAACTGCATTGAGAGGTGAAAAAAATGGAGCCTAGCATCTATCAAATCGATTCACTGCCAAAACGGGTGCGCCTGAGCTTCCCTGCGCTTACGCTGGGCGCTGGGCAGATCACCGAAAATTTGAGCTTTTCGGAGAATGTCAATGCGGCGGCGGATCTCGTCGTCGGCACGGCGGGGGCGGCGCAGCTCTCGTTTGAGCTGATCAATTTAAACCAGCTGGTGACCGACGCGCAAATTCAGGAGGAATTTTTCTACCAGCAGGGGGTGCAGACCGGCGGGCAAAGCCTACTTTCGCTGTATCAGGCGATCCGCGCAAGGCTGCTGCTGCCCGCGGGCCAGCTGGCCTACGCCGCCGAGGGGCGGCAGCTGAGCATCTGGGACTGCGCGGGGGCGGTGCCGGTGCGCCTGGGCACCCAGACGCTCGCACAACCGGCGCTTTGCCTGTTTCTCACCGGCGGCAGGCTGTACTGCGGGCACGCGCAGGCGCCGTATCTGAGCGTCTACTGCATCGCAGGCAGCAGCCTGACAGCGCAGGTGGCGCCCACCCTCACCCCCTACCAGACCGGCCAGATTCAGCAGTTTAACCGCAGCGCGCGGGTGTTCTGCGATGCGCCGCCGCTGCTGCGGGAGTATCAGCCGGTCCTGCGCAGCGCGCAGGTGCAAGACTACCGCGAGCACACCTTTACCTACACACCGGTGGGCTACTTCACCGCCGCCGAGCCGGTGCGCAAAAATGACAATTTAATCCAGCTGTCCTGCTACGACCGGATGCTCAAATTCCAGACGACGGCGGTGGACGCCTTTTTGGAGGGGCTGCACTATCCCGTTTCGCTCAAGGAGCTGCTGGCGCAGCTGTGTGATTTTGTGGGGGTGCCGCTGGCGACCAAAAGCTTTTTCAATGAGGCGTATCTGGTGCAGCGCAACCTGCGCGCAAAAAACCTGAGCGCGCGCCAGCTGCTGGAATGGATTGCACAGCTGGCCTGCTGCTTTGCGCAGATCGACGGGCAGGGCAGAGTGCTGCTGCGCTGGTACCAGCAGAAGGATTACACCATCCAGGCGGACTATCGGGAGGTCGAGATCGGCGAATATGCCACCCAGAAGATCGACCGCTTGCAGATTCGCACGACCGAAAATGATGTGGGGGTGACCGTCGGGACCGGACAAAACCAGTATGTGATCGAAAACAACGGCCTGCTTTATGCCGAGCAGGATGCGCAGCTGCGCCCGATTGCGCAGAAGATCTTTGACAGAATCAAGGAGATCAGCTACACCCCCTACCGCATCAAAACAAAGGGGAATTATCTGCTGCGGGCGGGCGACCTCATCCAAATCCAGACCGCGAAGGGCGCACGGTTGCAAGCGCTGATTATGTCGCGGCAGATGTCCGGGGTGAATGCGCTGGTGGACACCTACCAGGCGGTCGGGAACCGGCGGCGCAATGCGCAGAGCAGCCAGGTGAACCAGAACATCCAGCAGCTGCGCGGCAGCGTGCATGAGCTGGTGGTCGACGTCGAGAAGCTGGACAGCACCATCACGCGCTACCAGCAGCAGACCGACCGCACACTGCAAACCCAGCAGTCGCAGATTACGCAGAATGCGAACAGCATCAAAACAAAGGTCTCGCAGACGGTCTATGACGCGAACATGCGGGCGGTGGACGAGCATTTTTCCTCGCTCGAGCAGACCGCGTCCGGCCTGAGCGTGCAGATCGGCGAGCAGGGCAGGGCCATCACCTCGCTCAAGCTGTCGACCAAAGGCTTGGATTTGGCGGTCGACAATAACCGCCTGATCTTTGACGAAAACGGCCTTTCGATCTATAACGGCGGAATCCATATTTACGGGGGCGGCAGCGAAATTCTGTCGGTGGGCGCCGACGACAAATTAAATCTGGTCTGCTCCCGTGCCCAGATCGACACGCTGCAAACAGACAACATCGAGAGCAGTGGGGGCACCGTACGGTTATATGGACGGCTCGATGTAGATAAAATTTATATCAACGAAAATTTGTCGGGAGAATTTGAAATCAATGTAAAGGAAAATATTCCCACCATGCAAACCAACAAGATGAGGGTATTGGTTGGTGGCGAAGTCAGGGACGGGGAGTTTCTCCCTGAATATGACGTCATCTCCTACTATACGCCAGATTGGGAGTGATTTTATGGAATTATATCAGTTCGCGGACGCTTACGACCCGATGACCCAGCTATGCAGCTTTGACTTCCCGCTTGCGCAGGCGCTGTGCATCTACCAGCTAAAGCGGGAGATCGACCCTTGGGCAAAATTTTATGCGCAGGAGGAGCTTAAGCTGATGCAGCGGTACGCCAAAACCGGCGAGGATGGGAAGCTGCTGGTGGAGGACGGGAAAATTCACTTTGAAAGTCGGGCGCAGATGGACGAATATTTACAGCGCGTGCAGCAGCTAAGGCAGATGCCGGTCACCTTCTCCGCAGAGATGCCCACGCTGCAACCCGACGATCAGCAGCGCTGCCGGCTCACGCCTGCGCAGATCGGGCAGCTTGCGCCGTTTATCAAATTTGGAGGTGATTGATTGCAATTTCAGGTAGTGGGCAGAGAGATTCAACAGAACGATTCGATGCTGGGGCTGCAAGGGGACAACCGCGTCGAGACGGTCACATTCCTGCTGCCGCGCCAGCATGAGGGGGTGGATTTGGGCGAGGGGCTCGCCTATCTGCTGTTCGAGCTGCCGGATGGACGGTCGGGCTATGTGAACCTGGATATGCAGGTGAGCGCACAGCAGCTCCAGCTGCTCTGGCAGGTGGGCAGCGAGGTCACACAGCAGCGGGGCATCCTAAAGGCGCAGCTGAAGATCAGCGGGCTGGCGGCGCAGCTCTGGCACAGCGAGATTACCAGCTTTTTGATCGCCCGCAGCATCCAGGCGCAGACCACACAGCCGGTTGCCTTCTTTTCCGAGGCACCACCGCCGCGCATCGCCCAGCCGGAAACAGAGCCGCCGATCACAATTGCGGAGCGCACCATCAATATTCCGCCGGTGCTGCAAAATATTGCGGTGCAGAACGATGAGAATTCCGAGACGGTCACCATCCAGATGCCGCGCTATTTCGACGGGCACGACCTGTCGCAGTATGCGGTGTTCCTGAAAACGATTGCGCCCAACGAGATGGGACGGGATGACATCGCGCTTTCTGCGGTTGTGCGGGGCAATCTGTTGGAGATGCAGTGGGTGCTGAGGCCGCCGCAGACCTCCTATGCCGGACGGTTGCAGTTGCAGCTCGCGGTGATCGGGCGGAACTTCAAGTGGGAGACCGACAGCACCAGCGTCAACATTCTTGCCTCGCTGGACGCCCAGCCGGTCATCCCCAGCACCCCATCGGTGATGAGCAGCTTTCTTGAGGAGATCTCGCAGATTGCGCAAAGGGCGAAAACCAGCGAGACTAACGCTGCAAAAAGCGCGGTAGCGGCAGCGGGCTCCGCCAGCGCAGCAGCCAGCTCTGCAACTGCGGCGGCGGGCTCGGCGGCAGCAGCGAAGGCCAGCGAGGAGAATGCCAAAAAGAGCGAGACGGGCGCTGCGGAATCGCTGACGGATATCCAGACGGGCCTGCAAAGCAAGCTGTCCATCGCCGAGGCAAATCGTCTGATTCAGGCGGTCTCGCTCGAGCAGGAGACCGGAATTTTTACCATAACCCGCTACGATGGCACAAGCTACACGATCGACACCGCGCTGGAAAAAACCATCGTCAATTTCACCTACGACGCAGCGGCAAATCAGCTGATTTTGTCCGCGGAGGACAAAAACGAATATCGGATTGATATGACAGCCTTCGTAAATATTTACGAAGGAAGCGAAAGCGATACCATCGGTGTGATGGTCAACGGCTCGGAAATTTCGGCGCAGGTTAGGGGAAACGCGATCGGCATCAACCTGCTCACCGAGTCGCTGCAAAATTTGATTCATGGCAAAATTACCGGCAATGTAATCGGGAACGCAAATCAGGTGCTCTTTGCGGATGGCCAGACGATGCAGGAGAAGCTTGACAGCGGCGCGCTCAACGGCAAGGACGGGGTGAACATCGCCCTGAACGGCATGTTTTACATGCGGGTGGATGAGTTTGGGCACCTGAAGGTTGGCGTGGCAGAGGGGGCTGCACAGCCGCCCTTGCAGATCGATGAAAACGGGCATCTTATTTATACGATTCGTTAAGGAGGCGGAGCAATGGCGACAGAATATGATTTAGGATCGGTGCGCGGGCCGCAGGGGGAAACTGGAAAAAGCGCTTACCAGGCGGCGCAGCAGGCGGGCTTTACCGGAACCGAGCAGGAGTTTAACCAGCAGCTGAAAGCTGTTGCTGAGGCTGAACTGGTTACACAACAGCAGTTTTCGGATGCGCTGGGTGGCAAAATCGATACGGTGCCAGCGGCAGTACAGGGGAATATACCAGTATTTACCGCGGATGGAAGGGTCGCGGACAGCGGGAAAAATGCGGCGTCTATCGGCGAGGGGAATGTAAAAAGCGTCAACGATAGAGCGCCGGATGAGGCAGGAAATGTGCAGCTCCCCGAGATCTGCGTCGGCCCAGATAAGCCGGACGATCCAAATGTGCTGCTTTGGTATGACACCAATGGAGAGATTGCCCCGCCTGCTGAGCAGCCGCCCGCCGCAGGCAATATCGCTGTGTTTGATGCGAACGGGCGGGTGGTGGATGGCCAAACGCCAATCAGGGACTGGGCTACGAGAGAGCAGGTCAGTAATGCGAATCTGCTAATCAACTGGTACTTTGCCGACCCGATCAACCAGCGCGGGCAGACGGAGTACGCTGATGCAGGATATACCATTGATAGATGGTATTTGCAAAATATAACATTTGCAAAGCTTTCGCTGACGAATGAGGGCATTTCACTATCAATTCAAAATAATGATGGGATCGTCCAAAATATAAAGAAGGAGTATTTACAAAGCGGCGAAGTATATACCTCATCTATTCTTACAGCTGATGGAGAGCTATTATTTTGTACTTTCACACTTACGGATACAATTACAAAGTACCGATATAATAATTCTAATTTTTGGTGTGCGGCTGGTCTTGGCGGAAGTAAAGTCTTTTGGAAATTCTGGAGCGTAATTACTTATGATAACCCAAATCCAATCACAACAACTATTGTTGCCGCAAAATTAGAATTAGGCGACCACCAAACACTTGCCCATCAAGATGTAAATGGTAGCTGGGTGCTGAACGATCCACCGCCGGATAGAGCGCTGGAGCTTGCAAAGTGCCAAAGATATTATATGGTGTTAGAGCCTGCTGGACACTGCACTCTAGGTGTAGGTCTTGCTATCGCTAGTACAGCCTTGCAAATATATGTGCCACTGCCTACTAGCTTAAGAATTGCTCCTACTCTTATATATAATGGAGGGGTGTATTTGGTTGATGGAGTTAGTGCTGCAATAGAGTTAAGTACTGCATCTGTATTGGGTCTATGTACAAATTTAATAACGTTAGATGGTACAGTAGCTAGTACAGTTAGTTTAACTCCTAAACAGATATATTCTGTGAGAAGGTCAGATGCAGGGTCTAAGGGATTTATATTAGATGCAGAAATATATTAAGGAGGTGATTTTATGGGGCTTCATTATAGAATACCAGGCACAGACAATTTTGTACCTGCGCCCTATGGAAACGAGATGCAAAAGGTTTATCCGCCAACAGCGGGGAATCTAATCATGCAGGATGAAAATGGGAACGCGGCTGATGCAGGGGTTACAGCGGCAGGCTTGGTGCCTTGGGCGCTTGCGTCCAATGAAAATTTGCTAATTAACTGGTACTTTGCTGACCCTATCAATCAAAGGAATCTGAAAGAAACAAGTGCAGCAGAATATTTTGTTGATAGATGGCGCACAAACAGTGTAAATGTTAAGCTAACACTTGGGGATGGGTGTATCGTAGCAACTACACTCAATAATATCACCGTTGCTACATGGGCGTTGATTCAAAATATAGAATCCCCCGAAAAACTTATAGGTACACAACTTACTCTATCGCTCCTAGTAGAGGAAGTAGTAGGAGAGTGGAGTGTTTTTGCCAGATTTTCAACAAAGTCTGGTAGCTATATTGCAGGACCAACTAGCGCAATATTAAAAACCGGAATCACAACCTGCACTTTTGTTGTGCCTCCTAATACTGGAGATTTACGCGCTGGGGCTATATCAATGATACAGGGTGCTGGACAATACATAAAAATAAGAGCGGCAAAACTCGAACTAGGTGACCATCAAACACTTGCCCATCAGGATGCAAATGGAAACTGGGTGCTCAATGATCCACCGCCTGATAAGGAGTTGGAACTTATAAAGTGTCAGAGGTTTTATAATAAAATATCTCCTAATATAGCTTTTAGAGAATCGCATGAAACTAATCTCTCTAAGAAGGCGCTTATTCAATTTCTTTCTATGAGAGTTGTTCCTAATGTTACATTGGTAGGGACAACAGGAATTGAATATTTACACTTAACAAAACAATCCTTTGTTGTTAGCACAGGTACAGCATCAGCTGGCTTTACTTATCTTACTTCTGCTGTTCTTGATGCAGAAATTTATTAAAGGAGGGCTTTCAATGGAAGAAGAAACCATCATTGTTTATTGCAAGGTGGACGAGCAGCGCCGTATTACAGAGGTGAACAGCAGCATATTCCTAGAGGATGTTGCAGGCTGGCTAGAGCTGGACCGCTCAGACAGCGGCAGCCGGAGTAGCAGAGATGCATATGCCCATGCACAAGGGAATTACTTCCCGGATGGCCTAGTCGATGATACAGGAGCGCACAGGTACCTATACAACGATAACCAGGCGCCAAAATACCGGCAGGCTACGGCAGAAGAAATGCAGGCGGAGCGGGACGCATTGCCTAAGCCACCTGCCATGCAGGAGCAGATCGATATAAACCTGCTCGACCTAGATTATCGCATGACACTTTTGGAAAATGGAGTAAAGGAGAATGATTTGGTATGACTTACAAGCTGTTAAAAAAGGTGATTGAAAGCGGACGGTATGATAAGCTGGATGTGCAAAAAAAGCTGGATGTTTTTTTGGCTTTTGGGCGCATTACCAAAGAGGAGTATGAGGAATTGTCTATGCTGCTAAATCCGGTCACGGCTTGATACAGGCCGTTCACAATGCAAAAGGGCCGCCGCAAGAGATTGCTTGCGGCGGCCTGAAAAGCAAAGATGATGGGGTTTAAAAACGCTGGTTTCCAAAAATGCTCGATAGTGCGTGCGCAGACAGGCTTGTATCCGCGCAGGGTGTTGTATGCCAGCGTGGGGAAGTGCCCGTCATTTAAAGGAATCTTTTCTAAGCCCTTGCAGCTTGCTTAGAAATGTATTACAATCATAGCAGAGCTTTATAAATTCTCGGTTGAGTTTGTAGGTTCGACTATCCGCTCCTGGTTGCACCAGGGGCGAATTTTTTATTTAATCAACTTAAAGAAGGTCTATGAAAAGCCGGTTTAGACTGCAAAAAGGCCACAGCAGGCAATAAACTGCTGTGGCCTTTGATACGGAGATGAAGGGATTTGAACCCTTGCGCCAGTTTCCCGACCTACTCCCTTAGCAGGGGAGCCCCTTCACCAACTTGGGTACATCTCCAAACAGGTGGTAATCTTGAGAGAAAAAGCGGAGAGAGTGGGATTCGAACCCACGGCA